TTAAAATATGCTAATAAAAAGACTTTAGTATTAGGAGATGAATTATGTTCAGGAACAGAAACTACATCTGCTATTAGTATATTTGTAGCAGGTATTAATTCTCTCTATACATCTAAGTCAAAATTTATTTTTGCAACTCATTTTCATGAAATTGTTGAGTTTGATGAAATAGTAACTAAAGAGAGATTATCTTTAAAACACATGACGGTTCAATATAATCCAGAGGAAGATAGACTAGTCTATGAGAGAAAGTTAAAAATAGGGCCTGGAACTAATATGTATGGTTTAGAGGTATGTAAAGCACTACATTTACCTGATGCATTTTTAGAACAAGCACATAAATTAAGAAATAAATACTATACTAAAGATTTAGTATTAGATTACCAGACCTCACATTTTAATGCAAAAAAAATAATGGGATTATGTGAGAGATGTAAGAAAAAAAAAAGCACTGAAGTACATCATTTACAACATCAAAAGGATGCAGATAAAGATGGATTTATAGGCGAATTTCATAAAAATCATATGGGTAATCTAATCTCTCTATGTCATGACTGTCACGAGCGACTTCATAAAGAAATAACCAGTTGCAGTAAAGGACATATACGACAAAAAAGTGCTCTTGATTCCACAAGTATTTTAAGAGAAGTATAAAATTATAATATTTTATCAATATAAATGTGGATGTTAGCCGGATTAATTATAGCATTTTTACTTATTTTATGGATTATTATAGACATTGGTATGCTAATGAGTAATTTAACTATTCCAGAGCCATTACAAATAACTATTACATTTTTTGTCCAGCATTTACCCCAAATACTTTTTATTGTGCTACTAATATTTAGTATATTAATTATAATTAATTATTATAAATGGGATTTAAATCCTATAGTTTCTAAAAAATTAGTTAGTGCTATTCAAGTAGAAGGTTTTGATAGTTTAGGACTTGATGGAGCTGGCAATTTTTGTAGTGTATTTAAACATTCACCAAATGAATTAAATACACAATGTCAAGAATTAACTAAGAAAAATTGTTTATTAACAGATTGTTGTGGTTGGTTATCAGCTTTAAAAAATAAAAAATGTATAGCTGGAGATAAAGGAGGACCTAAAGCAGCAATAGAAAATAATAAATTAGATATTATGTATGATCCTGTTATAAATGTGTTAGATCATTGGGAGCATAGAGAGAAACGACGTTAATGACGTAAATGAGGGTGAATACAATGTTCTTTTGTGGGAAAAATCATACCAGATAAACAAGGAGTATCATCTGTTTTAATACAAGAACGAAATCCTCTATCTTCTCCAATATAACAATAACCGGATTTTCGTTTACTTTGGGATGACTGTGTTAGAGCCAGTGAAGAATCTGCTTCAGGTTTATGACGTTTTTTTTTATGTTGAATAGATCTACCTAAACTAGTTGTTTCATCAATAGTTCCAGTTACTACATTTTTAATTGTATTAGATGTTGCTTTAATTCCTTTATCTGCTGCTATAGTAACTGTTTTTGTTGTATCTAGAGTTAATAGTCCTATATTTGAGAGAAATTGTAAAACTGGTTCACTAAAATAATTAGTAATTAGATCCGTTGTATTAGCTAAGTATTGGAATAAATTAATACCTAAAAGTGCCAATATTAAAATAAGCATAACTACTTTAAATGTGGTTGATTGCAAAAAATTTGTTGATTCTGGAGGGGTTGCTTCTAAAGTAGAAGCAAGACTTTTATTCATAGTTGGCATTGCCTCTGTAAACATGGATTTTCCTGGTTCAGTCATATAATATAAGTATATTAAAATAATTATATTACTAAATATTAATGAGCATATTTGAAAAAAATATGGATTATTTAATGCATCATCGTGATACAGTCTTAAAAACAGATAAAGCAAAGCACTATTTTGACAGTATCATGAAGGATTTAAAAACCGTTAAATCAAATAATAGTGATTTTAATAGGGAAGCAGGACAAGAACAATATGGGCCAGTTCCAGGTCGCTGTCGCAAAGGATTTAAAAAAAATAAACAAACTAAAATGTGTGAAAAAAAATTAAATGAACAGCAAACTAAGCAAACTAAGCAACCTAAGCAAACTAAGCAACATAAGCAATCTACATCAGAATGCAAAGGTTTACCTATGGATATATGTAATAAAAAAGTAGATTGTACTTATGTTTCAGGAAGTAAAAAGAAATATTGTAGGAAAAAAACAACTAAAACAGATGTAGAAGAATATGGGCCAGTTCCTGGCCGATGTCGTAAAGGTTATCACAAAAATAAAACATCTAAAAAATGTGTGAAAAAAAAACAAACAACATTAAAAAGATCTACACTCTTGAAAAAACAATCCCCACCTCCAACTCAAATTTTACATCCAAAAACAAAATTAATTACAATTAAAGATACCACATCAAAACCTTTACAACGATTAAGTCAAGATATAAAAACGGCATTAAAAACCAAACCAAATGTAGATATTACAACATTAAAGTCTTATTCCCCTGAAATTAATCAACAACTAATTACTAAAACTGCTAGTAATAAAATAGATATATTTGGTAATTGTAAAGTATTAGAGAGATATTCTGAACAGCAAATTCCAGCTAAAAATGTTATTAAACCCAGAATTTGGAATGGTAAAAAATGTGTGGATTTTACTCTTGATGTAGCTCAAACTGTATTATTACAAAACTTAGCAAGCAAAAATATACAGCCGGTTGAACATATTATTGCCCCTAAACAGATTCAAGCTAATTGTTGGTTTAATACTCTTTATATGATTTTCTTTATTAGCGATAAAGGGCGTAAGTTTTTTAAGTTTTTTAGACAGTTAATGATTCAAGGAAAAACAGCTATGGGAAAATCTATTCCACCAAAACTATGGAAATCTTTTGCTTTATTAAATTTAGCTATTGAAGGAACATTGAGTGGTTATAATGACATTTCAAAATTTAATACGAATACCTTAATTGGGTCAATATACAGGGATATTCCAGCCAGATATAGAAAAGGTAATATTAAAAAAGTAGGAGATGCAGGAAATCCACTAGACTATTATCAAACAATTGTTCGGTATCTAGGAACAGATAAAATTATGTCTATTTATATAATAGATTATTTTCCATATAAACAATTACAACGCGTATCTAAATCATCTAAAGCACCTTATTATTTAGATAAGAAGATTTTACCTGAAGTAATTATATTACGATTATTTCATAATGAAAACCCAAAATTATCACAAGTAATGTCATTTCAAAATTCTACTGGTGATAAAGCATCTTATCAAATTGATTCTGTTGCTATTATAGACACCATGCGCCAACATTTCTGCTGCTTAATTACCTATGATAAACAAGAATATGGATTTGATGGAGCATCCTTTAAACGGCTAAATCCATTTAAATGGAAACAATTAATAAATAGAAATCAAGAGTGGACATTTGAGGGTTCTAATTTTAATAATAATCCTGCTACACCAATTAAGTGGAATTTTCGGAATGGATATCGGGAGGTGTTTTACTATCGGGTGTAGTATTGTCTTTACTATCTTCATTTAATTTCTGTAATCTCTCTTTTATCATCTCCAACTTTTGTTGCCAAGTGAATTTATTTGACTTTGATCCAATAATGGGTTTTATTAGTTTAGGATGTTTTTCTATCTTGAAAAACTCCCTAAATAATTGACGTTCTTTATTATAACATTCATGGTAGTAGACAACATATTTGGGTAACATCTCTTGAGTAAGCCCTTTAGGAAGGGGGCGAGCGTTGTGCTTTCGGGCGCGTTTGGTAGACATATATAATAAAAAGGAATAGAATTATTTTTTGGTAAAATTAAGATATTATTATATATATAATGTCTATTTTATTTACAATATTATTTAAAAAAATAATGGAGAGACATTTTCGGCAACATTTGATGAACCTATTGAACTAACATGTAAATTGAAATATATAGATTTAGATGGAATAATATATGATTTAAGAAACTGGGATAGAACACTAAATTATAATTCAACAAAATATCATATTATACATGATGCTACAGAAAAACAATATCCTTTAGACTGCAATAGTTTCTGTTGTAATAAATCTGCATGCATACAATTTTTAAATAACTCTAATATGGGTGATTTATCCTTCTGCTGTAGCGATATTCTTGATCCCTCATCATGCAATATATGCCTTACACATACTGCGATTTATAAACCTGAATATAATATTAAACCACTAAATATTTTATCAACTAGTGGAGATTCTACTATGTCTCTTGAAAACTATATTACTTTATTTAAAAATAATAATTCACTAATAACTGATGGAAATAGTGCTACATTAATATCATTAGATAGTAGCAGTAATATTTATAGTAGTACATCATCCATTTCATCTATATCAGATTCTAAACAATATAAATTAGAAACAAATGATCAGGATTGTGATAGTTTCTGTTGTAATCCAATTTCTACATGCAGACAATTATTTAAACACTCTAGTATAGGTGATTTATCCTCCTGCTGTAATACTTTCCCAAACCAGAATAGTTGCAGAACATGTCTTACACTGACAGCACATTACAATAGCATCCATGTCGCAAAAAATAAACAATATATAGGAACTTCTATATCTATTAAAAAACCTACTTCTAAATACGATATTCCTAATACTATATTAAAAAAAGATACAAATTTAGTAATAACTGATGGGACAAATGCTGCATTAATATCATTATCTAAAGATTAAAAACATCCTAAATAATTGGTGAGCTTTATATATAATCACCAGTACATTTAATATAACCAAGCTCTTTTTTATTTATCATCTTTTCATAGATACCAAGTTACATTCAATGATAATATATTATCTTTTTCATCCTCTGAAATAACTGTAGTAATGTCTTATTTTTACAACATAAATACCATATAATTAATATTATTCTTATAAAAATAATATTAATTATAAATAGATGTATATTCTTTAAAATATACATAATTATATAAAATTTAACAAACATAATTATATACATAATTATATTTATTCAATTTTATATAGATTATAATAACACTTAGTTCGAGTAGGCAAGCCCGCCCATACCGCTCATTATCCTGAGCACATTGTAGTTAGTCGCATAAACACGGACCTTAGCAGTCTTAGTTCCCTCAACAGTGGCATTGGAGAGAATGAGCTGAAGGGTCGCGTTATCAATGCGGGAGAAGTTACAAGTGCCAGAAGGCTGGTGCTCTTCAGGGCGAAGAGCAAAAGAATAGACATTGATGCCGGTGTCGGGGTTGCGAGTGTGGTGCTGGTAGGGCTGGACAAGGTCAAAGTAGGTGCCCTCACGCTCAGAGAAGCGGTCCTGGCCATTAAGCTGAAGCTTGGCGGTAACAACGGGATTCTCGCCCCAGCAATGCATCGTGAGGGAGGTCTCAGTAAGAACGAATGTACCGGCATCAGAGACACCAGCAAGGTAAGCCTGACCTACACCAGGAATAATATTACCTGAGGTATAACCGGTAGACCATCCTAGATTTTGTCCTTTGGGTACACCAAAGGGGTCGGCAGCCTCTGCATTACCTCCTGGTACACGAGGATAAGCATTTCGTGGATTTCTATCTGCAAGTTCTGGATCATTTCCTCCCGGATTTCTAGCTGCAGTGTCAGGTTCTCCACCACCCGGCCCACTACCATCATTAGGACCAACCTGTTGGAATAGCCCCTCACTAGTAATAAAGCCTTCACCATCAGCCGCACCAACAATACTATTCTGAGTACCAAAGGCATGAACTGCATTAGGTAAAGCATCTACTGCATCAGTATAATTGAAGGGCTGAGCACCAAATACATTAAATAAGAGCTCGGCACAATCAAAAGAAGCACAATAATCAACATTCTCATCAGGCTGAACAACCCAGATAAGCTCCTTACAAGGATGGTTAAAGTTGAGCTTAATCTTATTAGAAGATGAACCTACAGACTCATCGCCTGTAAATTGAAGCTGCTCAATAAGATATTCATGAGGGTTCTGTGCCATCCGCCTCCGCTCATCTGTGTCAAGGAAAACATAATCAACATATAAAGAAGCAGCTACAATAGATTGATTATAGGCATTAGCAACCTTTGTACCGCAGTTTTGGCCGGTGCCGCCAGCAGCACCGTCAGCAAGTGTACTATTTTGTAAAGCAGATACAGCCCATAGACACTCATCAATAGGACGAAGATCAATGTTAATCTTCACCTCGTGGTATTGAAGAGCAATTAGGGGTAGAGCAAGTCCGGGGTTGCGGCAGTACCAGAACTGAAGAGGTACGTAGAGGGTGGTCTCAGGAAGTGCCTTGCGAGGAGCGCAAGTCTGGCGAGGAGC